TTAACTCTAGCTGAAACTAGCAAACTCTACAAAATGAGTAAGCAGGATAATTTAGAGATGATGGCTTATGTATTAATTTACAAGGCCTTAGACGAGGACATGGAAAAAATGTTTAGTCTAAGCGATAAACAAGACTTACTAAATAATGTAGATCGTGAGGTGTTAGTTGCCGTTGCTCAACAAATTATGGGTGAAGAGCCTATTGAGGAAACAAAAAAAAACTAACAAAGGACGCTAGTTTGTTTATGCAATATGCACTAGCAGAAAAACTTGGTAAAACTCATAAGGAGATCCAAGAAATTAGCGTCCAAGAATTCCAAACGTGGATAGCTTATTTAGAAATAATTGAGGAAAAGAATAATGGCTAAAAAGAAAATTGATTTTATATTAAGTGCTGTTAATAATACTAAAAAATCTTTTGATGTTGTAACCAGTGGACTTGGAAAAATGGCTGGCGTTGCTGGCAGTGCAACCAAAGGCGTTGCTGCTGTTGGTTTGGCAGCCGTTGGAACGGCTACTGCTCTTGCTGTTCTTGTTGATAAATCCTTTCAGACTGTTGATGCTATAGGAAAAACATCAACTCAAACAGGTATAGCTACAGATACACTTCAGGCATTCCACTTAGCTGCAAGAGAGTCAGGAACTACTATTGAGGGAGCTAATACAGCATTAATTAAATTTGCCAGGACAATAGGTGATGCTGATAAGGGGCTAAAAACTCAAGCAGATATATTTAAGGATCTTGGTATTAATTTGCGCGACACGTCTGGTGATATGCGTTCTTTTGATGATATTTTAGCTGATACTGCCAAAGGTATTAGCTCAATGGGATCTCAAAGCGAAAGAGCTAGTGCATTAGCTGGTTTATTTGGCAGACAGGGTGTTATTTTAACTGGTGCTATAAAAGATTTATCAGAAAAAGGACTAATTAAATTTATTGAAAGAGCAAAAGACTTAGGCGTGGTTTTAGATAAATCAGTCATAAGAAGAACTGAGGAATTCAATGATGCTATTGGCGTTATAAAAATGCAACTTGGATCTTTTGTTAATAATATTACAACATCTTTTTTACCAGTATTTGAAAAAATGCAAACAGCAATAGCTGGTTTTATAACAGAGGCTATTGATGAGGCTGGCGGCATGGATCAGTTGGGGGTGGATATAGCAAATGGAATTATAGAAGCATTAGCCAGTGCTGTTGAAACTATGGGGCTATTTGCTGATAGCACTATTAATATGGCAAGTAGATCAAAAGTTGCATTAGCAAAACTTTCTAACGGCTATTTGGCTTTAAGAGTAACAATATTAAAAACTAAAAACTTACTTGGTGATTATGATGACGAACTTAAAACTGTAACTGATGCTATATATGAAAATAATATTGCTATTGTTTTTGGAGAACAAAAGACAACCAAATATGGGGATGCTGCGACATTAACAGCAGGTAAAATGAGGAGTTATAAAATGACTCTTGATGATGCTGCTGATGGCACGGATGCCGTAGTGGTTGCTACAGATGAATTGACAACTAAATTAGTTAATATTGGTAGTCCTCTTCAGGTATTTATTGCAAGTTTAGGCAAAGATGGTTTAGCAAAAACTATTGAAACAACAACTGTTGGAGCTATGAGAAAATTTGAAGATTCTATTGTTGAAACAATAAAAACTGGCAAATTGTCATTTAAAGGTTTTGCTGATTATGTTATTGAACAAATGCTAAGAATTGCTATACAGCAAATGATCTTAAAACCAATTACAGGATCTTTTGAGTCATTTTTTGCAGATTTTGGAAGCATGTTTGGTTCTGGTGAGGGTGGAGCTTTTACTGGATCTGGCAATAGATCAGGTGGTATGGATGGGCGTGGTGGATTTCCAATGATGGTACATCCAAATGAAACAGTGGTAGATCATACAAAAGGTCAGTCTTTAGGTGGTGGATCTACAACAGTTAATTTTAATATTTCTACAGTTGATGCTGCTGGTTTTGATGACCTATTACAGTCAAGAAAAGGCCTTATAACTCAAATAATAAATAACAGCATGAACAAGCAAGGCAAAATGGGAATCTTATAATGGCACTTTATCCAACAACAGTTAATTTTGGTGCGACCAGCTTCCAAGACAATAGACCAACCCTTTTAAATCAAACATTATCAGGATCAAGGTCTGTTAGACAAATAGGTGGTCAGTATTTTTCCTTTACTGTACAAATGCCACCAATGACACAAGAAAATGCTCAGGCTTATTTTGCTTTTTTACAAAAACAGAAGGGACGTTTTACACATTTTACGATTACAGCACCATTAGATAATCTTGGTGGAAGTCGCTTAGAAACAGATATAAAAGTAGTAGGAGCTCAGGCAGTAGGAGATACAAGTATTGAAGTAGACGGCCTTACAAACAACCAGGCAGGTGCTTTCAAGGCTGGAGATGTTATAAAGTTTAATGACCATGATAAGGTCTACATGATTCAATCTGATATGGATGCTACTGGCACTTCTGCCACAATTTTAATATCACCGCCATTAATATCAACTCTTGCAGACAATGAAGTTGTTGTTACTAATAAGCCGCAATATACAGTTTATTTAGCTAATGATGAAATTATGTATACAACTGATTCAAGCGGTATGTTTAATATTTCATTTGATGTCAGGGAACGTATTACCTAATGCCACGATCATTATCTACTGCACTACAAAATCAAGTATCAGCAGAAGCCACAACAACAGCCTTTTTAATTGAGCTTAATTTATCTAGTGTAATTCGATTAACAGATCATCATGTGAATGTTACTTATAACTCAGAAGCCTACGAAGCTGGCGGATCTTTTTTAAGCGTAGATAACACAACAGAAACAGGCCAACTCCAGGTAGATGAATTGTTAATAGGTTTTTCTAATGTTACAGATCAGGTTAGGTCTTTAGTACAAGATGGATCTTTTACAGATAAAGTTGTTGAAGTAAATTTAGCTTATTTTGATGCAGCTGGAGCTATAGTTGGCGCAATATCTTATTTTACTGGTCAAATACAAAGCGTATCTATAGATGAGTCTATAAATAATTCAGTTATTAGTTTAAGTGTCGCTAGTCACTGGGCAAATTGGAACTTAGCGAAGGGCCTTTATTATACAGACGAAAGCCAGCAGGCATTCAGTACAGGTGATAAAGGCCTTGAATTTGCTACTCAGGCTAAAAGTAATGTTAGGTGGGGTTCTTAAATGATTTCAATGACATTTTTTCAAACAGTTGCATTTGTAGCCAAAAAACTAGCAGTAATTAAAAAAATATTATTTATAGCTACCATTGCTATGGGTGTTAAAAACTGGCGTACTGCAAAAGATATGTTGGCAAAAGGCCAAGATATTATGGGGACTAAAATTGCAGCTGGTGGCGGTATTCCTATTGTGTACGGAACAAGAAGAGTAGGTAGCACTATTGTCTATATGGACACTTCTGCCAATAGATCTAAGGATCTTTATGTGGTTTATGCAATAGCTCTGGGTGAGTTAGATGAAATTATGCTTGAAACTATTGAGGTAGATGGCAATAGACTTACAGACTCTAATCAGTTTAGAAATGGTGGTTATCTAGGTACAGATAAAATTACTTCTGGTAATGGCAGTTTATGTACAGGAAATCAAACTGGCGGATCAACCAATTTGACTGGTGGTACATTTGGAACAAATCCAGCTTTATCTTATAGATATGTATTTAATGCTCATCATGGTAAAGCAGCACAAACAGCAGATCCCATGCTTAGAGCTTCTATTGGATCTACCTGGACAACTGCACACAAACTAAATGGTATAGCTTATATTAGTTCCTCATTTGAGTATGATTCTAATGGTATGTTTTCTGGTATTCCAGCAATTACAGTTGTGGTTAAAGGTAAAAAAGTTTATGACCAGAGATCTGATTCAACAGCTGGCGGATCAGGAGATCAAAGAATTGCAGATGTTAATACTTATCAATATTCCAATAATCCAGCTATTTGCTTTCAGGACTATATTTTAAATGCAGATTATGGAAAACAAATACCAGCCGCAAAAGTAAATTTACCAACATTTACTACAGCTGCAAACTTGTGTGATACAGAAGTAGATCAGCCATTTTTTAACGGCACGGCCAAACCTATTACCTGGAGTGGCGTTAGTGGCAATAAATTTATAAGTATTACAGATGAGGATAAGTGGTGGCAAAATAAAGTAGGAGAGCTAATTGATTTATATGATTCTAATGGCAACCAGGTGCTTGATGCAGCAGAAATAATCGCAGCTATAAGGGATGGGTTTTTTGATGAAAATGAGCAATATCTTTTATACATAGATGCAACTCTAGGATCTAATTATTCAAGCAATACAGGTACTTATTTAAACAAGGTAAAACGCTTTACTCTCAATGGCGTGCTTGATACTAATAATTCTGTAATGGATAACTCAAAAGAGATGCTATCGAGCATGAGGGGTGTCTTTACTTACTTTAATGGGCAATATGAGCTGCAAGTAGAAGATACTGGATCTGCAACTTTTAATATTAATGATTCACATATTATTGCTGAAGCAGGCATAAGTGTGGATTACGGAAATAAAGATAAAAAAGCTAACAAGGTTGTAGTTGAATATTTTAATGCACAAAAAAGATATGAGCTAGACACTCAAAGTGTTTTGCATGTAGTCAATGGTCAAGACTATACCTATGATGATGGCGGTGAAATTTTAGAAGTACGCGTTGAGTTTCCGTTTTGTACAGATCCCTATTTAGCTTTTAATTATGGAAAGGCCATATTAACAAGAAGCAGAAAGCAGACCAGTGTGCAATTTGTTGGGACACCAGAACTTTATAAAACGAATGTTGGGGATATAGTAAATCTTACTTATCTTGGACTTGGTTTTGATGGGAAAATATTTAGAATTGAAGCACTTGAATTAACAGCGGACGGATTAGTTAGCGTTAGCATGATTGAATACTTTGACATCTATACTTGGGAAGTTCCAGCACAAGAACCAGTAGAAACTCATGTAAATATTCCTTCAGCTTATGCTGTAAAAAAACCAGAAAATATTGCATTTACTGATACAGATGATTCAGCTACAGATAGACCTTTTTTAGCCTGGACACTTCCTACAGATTATCCGTATTATCAATGGCGAGTAAATGTAGTTGATTCAAGTGGCAACCAGCAAATTAATAGAATAGTTGATGTTAATAATTGTGATTTAAACTACCTTCCAAAAGGTACTGGATATGTAGCAAGTATTACGGCCTTAAATACTCTTGGTGTAGAGTCTTTACCAGAAACTGAAACCTTTACAGTTGGAGATGAGCCAACAGGCACTGGAGATCTACAAGACGGATCTGTTACAGATCTAAAGGTAAATGATTTATCTGCTGTAAAAATTAATACAGGTGAGCTTAATTTAGGAACTGAAAATGGCATGGCTGTTAAGCAAGCCAAGTCAGGCTATACAGATACAACAACTGGTTTTTGGTTAGGTAATGATGGTGGTACTCCTAAATTTAACATTGGAACTAGTAGTAATCATTTTAAATTTGATGGTACAGGTGTAAGTATTAAGGGTGCTTTAGAAGCAACGGCTTTGACTATAGATGGCAATGCTACTATTACAGGAACGCTTGATGCTTCACACATTACAGTTGATGGCGACGCTTTAGATACTTTATTGGGCGTTGCAGGTACGGGAGCAAATAAGGTTTTAACACTTGGCTATGATGCAAAGAATAAGCTAGAAGTTACTGGTACACATTTAAAATATACAGCTTACGACCAGGTGCAAGCAAATGGTGATCTAGCATTAGATATGTTTGAAACTAGTGCTACTTTTTATCCTTCAGCATCAAGAATTGGTTGGATTCCAACTGTTATTAATGCAGGTGGTCAGGTTACTACAAGAAATTTAGAACTTAATTCACAAACCACACCAACCTATTCAACAAGCAATCTTTTATATAATCTAGGCGGTGCTTTATATTGGAATGGCAATGCAGTTGGAACTGGTAACTCATTTATAACATCAATAGTTGCAGGAACAAATCTTAATGGTGGCGGTGCTTCTGGAGCTGTTACTTTAAATTTAGACTCAACTATTACTGGCAATCATACCTTTAGTAATAATTTAGTTATTCAAGGTAATTTAGATGTACAAGGCACTACTACAACAGTTAATACAAATGATCTAAACGTAAAAGACAAAAACATTACCATTAATTATTCAACAGGTGATTCTTCTGCTACTGCTAATGGTGCAGGTATTACTATTCAAGATGCTGTAAATTCAACAACAGATGCAACCTTAACCTGGAATACAGCTAACGATAGTTTTAATTTTACACATGCCCTTAATGTAACAGGCAATATAGGTGTTACAGGCACAGTTGATGGTAGAGATATTGCTACAGATGGAAGTAAGC